GGGGACCGGCGGCGCGTGTCGCAGGGCCGGTCGGCGCAAGCGTACCAGAATTGATCGCCGTGAGCGCATCCTGCAAAACCGGGAGACCGGCGCGCGCATCGCGAATCGTTGCCGCATCTTGCGCGTCTGCCGCCGCTTGCCGTTTCCGGATCGCCTCGCGCCTCCGCGCTTCTTGTTCCGGAGTGCCGATGGGTTCTGTGCCGCTGAAATTTTGCTGCAGATGCCGCAACGCTTGATCACGCTGAGTGATTGCGATCAGCGACTGTTGGTCAGCAATAGCCGCCGCGATCGTAGCGCGAGCGCGGACAAGCTCGGCGGCCGCCAAGCCACGGGCAGCGCGCTCCTGAACCGTTAGATGGTCGGCGGCAGTACCGGAAGCCGTCCCTAATTCGTTGAGGCGATCGGTGGCGCGTTTGGTCAGGCTTTCGAGATCACCGGTCGCATCAGCGGCATCGTGAAGCTTATCGGCATGTTCGGCTGTGGCTTTCGCGGCGTGTTCGGTTGCGGTTGCCCCGGATTCGGTGTGCTCGGCGTTAGCTTGCGTGGCCGGTACCAGCCCTTGGATGAGCGTCAACGCGCGATAGAGGCTGTCCTGAGCTTGCTGCGCGCGTTCCGACGCGGACGCAAAGAGATCCGTTTGCGTCGCGAGATACGCCATCGCGCCGCCAGCGATCGCCAAACCGACGCCGAGCGGCCCGCCGAGGAACGTGCTCAACTCTTTCAGCCGCACCATTCGCAATTCGGCAATCGACATCGCATTGACGAAATCAAGGATGGCCTTGATCGCTTGCGCCATTGCCACGCCGGCAAACGTACCGCCGATCACCGAAGCCGTCAGGATTGCCGCGCTAGCGAGGCCCTCGAAGTCGTTCGCCACGTGTTGGATCAAAGCGGTGAACGAAGCGACGCTCTTAGACGTTTCGCCATTGGTGCCGACGAATTCCGCGGCGCGCGTTTTGAGGTTGGTGAAAGCCTCGCCAATCGTTGACGACGTACGCGCGAACGCGGCCTCGATTTCAGGTGCGGCGCCGAGAATAGCATTGAAGACGCGCTCGGACTCCAGCGCGCCCTGCTTGCCAAGATTTCGGAGATTGCCGATCGACGTGTTGAATTCCTTCGCGATCGCTTCGGCAAGCGGGCGAGAATTTTCGAGGATCGATTTAAGTTCGTCCCCTTGCAGGCGGCCGGAGCCCAAGGCTTGACCGAGCTGCACTGTGGCGGCCGCGCGTTCCGATTGATCGGCCCCGGCCAAGGCTTCGTTTACAAGCCGCGTCGCTGCGAGAACCTTCTCCATGTTGGCATGGAGATCTCCGGACGAACGGAACATGCGCGCGAACAGTTGCGCGGTGCTTTCGAGATCGGTCCGCGTATCAACGGCGATTTGCGCGATCTGCGATTGAACAGCAGCGAGATCCTTCGCCTCGATCCCGGCCAACGAAAGCGTGTTCGCGACTTTGCGCCACGTATCGGCCAACTCGCCGACATCGCGCACAACGACGCCCAACCCAATCGCGGCGATGGCGTCGCGTACCGTGCTCTGGAAGTTTTGAAAGTCGCGCGTGATTTGTTGGTTCATGCGCTGGAAGCGCTGCTCAACCCGCGCTGCAGCTTTGTCGGCTTGGCCCGCCGCGTCCAGCATCCCCTTCTGAAATTGCCGGAGATCGGCGCTCATCTGCAGCACGAGCTGCTCGACGTCGGTGGCCATTAGTCGAGGTGCCTATATTTTTCTTGGAGGGCGTCGAATTCCTCTGCCGTTGGCGGGGCATCGCCGCCGCCGTTGGCTTTGATCCAGGCTGACGCATAGCACTGGAATTCATACAAGCTCATGTCGTCAACGTCCCGTCGGGCGAGGGGGATGCAGGCGGCGATTCCGTAGATTCCGGCGAAAGAGATTTTGCCGTCTTCTCGGGCGTCGCCGCCTCCGACTCCCCCGGCGGATCGTCCTCGAAGCCAATGACAGCAGCGAGCACGATCGCCTGCGCAACTGCGGCGTTCTCGATAAGCGGTCGCTCATCGACGTAGCGCTCCACAAGCTTAAGCGCTTGCGCCGGCGTGGCGTCGCCGCCGCCGATCAAGCCGAGCCGGATCGGCTCGCGAATGTCACGGAGCTTCCACGTTCCGGTGCGCAGCCGCGTGAGCAGTTCTTGCGGCCCGGCGTTGCAAATTTCCTGCAACTCCTCCATCTGCTTGATCGGCAGGCGGAAGCGATACGCGCCCTCATTTTGAGAGCCGTTGCCGTCCGCCCACTTAAGATCAACACGCGCCGAGCGGCTCATGCGTTGGCCGTCGCCGTCACTTCGCCGCTTGAGCCGGCAGTCATGGTGAAGTTCGTCTTTTGGCCGCGATCGCCGGACAGTTGGAAGTCCGTGCAGTGGAAGGCGCCGGAGAAGATGATCCCGCCGTCGGCGCCGGGGACGTCCACGACCACCTTCACGTTCTTGGTGTCGCTGTCGGACACCCAGCCAAAGAAGAATTCGATGTCAGGCGTATTGCAGACACCGGCGCCCTGAATGGTTGCTTTGAGCGAAACCTTCTCGCTCTCGATCCACGCCATCAGATCGGGATCGTCGCAGTCTGGTACGTTGACGTCGTTGGTCTGCGCTTGCAGCTGAAACGAGCGCGCCGCGTTAATCGAGCAGTTGTGCGTGAAGGCTTCGGGCGAGCCGCCGTCGCCGACTTTGATCAGCAGCTTAGTGCCGCGTGCGGTTTTGGCTTGCGCCATTTGTACTCTCCTAAAGGTCTATGAGGTAACGAAACTTGATGACGCCGTGCGTGGTCACGCCATCGGGATCCGCGAAATAGATGGCATCGCGGAATTCAAACTCAGTGCAGACAAAACCAGCGATCACTAGCTCGACATTAAGCGCGTCATAGACGGCGCCGCCGACCGATTTAGCCTCAGTCTTGCCAACCTTGCGCGACCACACGTGCACGGTGACTTCGCAATCCCAAGCGGCGAAGCAGCCGGTGGAATCGTCAACGATATCGTCGTCGCCAATTGTGACGTACGGCATCGGGACGCGGCGTTGATACGCCTCCTCCGTCTCGCCGGTCTTTGGCTTCGGAACGCTATCGTAAACTCCCTTTGAACCGACCAATGTGGAGACAGCGCTGCTGGCTTTGAGCGCAGCGAACACTGCCTCCTGCAATGGCTTGTCTGGAAGCCCGGCCATGACGGCGATTAAGCGCTCGTGCCGACGATAGCGATGTCGAAGTGCGCGGTGGCGCCGGTGGCGTTGGCGATCTTGAGATCATCCGCCGTGCCGGCCGCGACAGCCCAGCCCGCCTTCGAATAGGCAAGTAGGCAATCGCCCGGCTTCAAAATAAGCTTGTCGCCAGTAGCAGCGAAGAACGCGAGCAACTCCGCCGACGCGCCGCCGATCGTAAGGTCGGTGGTGTTGGCGTCCGCCGCTTTGATCATGATCGCCTTAACCTTGGCGCACACGACTGAGACGCCTAGCGCATCGGTCAGAGAATTAGCGACGTCGAAATCTTCAGACGTGTTCGAAGCAAGCGCGCGATCGGTATCGACAAAACCGACATCGGCCTGCCCTGATCCGGTGCCGGTTGCGAGATCGGCAAGGAACGAAGCAATCTGCGTCGCCTTGGCGTCGCCGCCGTCCGGCGCGGTTTGTTTGACGATCTGCACCGACGCAGCAATTCGGGTCGTTTGAGACATTTCAACTTCACTCCACTTAAGAGCCGACTTTGGTGTCGGCGATTGCCTTTTTCAGCGCGCGGCGAAAGCGCGCCTTTACGCTCTTCTTGTTCGCCCTGTACGGCGGGAAAAAGTAGGGTTGCGCACGCTCGCCAGGATGCGCCGCGCCTTTGAAGATCCCGCCAGCCACGTGCGGTGCGGCGCCGAACTCAACAATGTGCGCGTATCGAACCTTCGTGTTTCCGGCGGAGATCCGCACCGATAGGTCGCCCTTGCCGGTGAAGCCCTGCGAGTACGCGACCTTTCGCGACGTGCCCCAATTCCATTCAATCGAGGCTTGCAGGTCTCCGCTTCTTACGGGAACGGCGCGCTTTTGCGCGTCCACCACTTGCTGCGCTCCCTTCGCGAACGCGTCCCTCAGATTGACCAACGTCGCCTGCGGCAACGCCAGAAAGCGCTTCCTGACTCGATCCTTCCCGATGAACGTCGTCGCCATTTGAACTCCGCGGCGATTCAATGAATTCCGCCGCGCCCGCATCGACGCACGACTGCGCGATGTGGCGCGGCAGATTGAGAACGTGGCCCGCCTTGTAATCGACTGACCACCGCCGATCGCGCTTAGGCGTGTAGAAG